TGATCGCTATATTCATCATAGACAAAGTTAGAAACTAACCTGGTTCCTTCTCCATGAAAAAGTAATCCTTCGGCATTTATCCGTCTTAAAGACGTAATCTTTCCAATGGCTGTTGCCTTACTTTTTCCCACTCTCCCTCCACACCCAGATAGACTCCACGCCGTCTAAATTTGTCACGCCAAATCTTAGCCCAAAAGGTTCAAGTTTCTTTATCTAGGCCATGTTATTCACTCTCCTGTCAACTTCTTCATAAGATGCTCCAGAAATATAGACCCACTCTCCTTTACCTTCTGGATGATGATAGCCTTTATTTGGTCCGCTTTTAATGCATGGCTTTGAGCTAGGCTTTTTATTCTTATCCCATCCAAGACTTTGAAACATAACCTAACCATTGAAAATAAATTATTTGAATCATTATATAATTATAACACAAAAATATTACCAAAAATACCGATATATACTATCTCATAAGAGGGAAATAAGTTACGTCACGAAGGCTAATTTGATTAGTCAGAATTGCTACCAACCGACAAATTCCAATGCCAATTCCTGACTGTGGAGGCGCACCAAAACCTAGAGCATCAAGGAAACTCTCATCAAGCATCATAGTCTCTTCGTCGCCATTTGCCCTTTGAGACATCTGATCTTCAAGAAGCTGACGCTGGATTGACTCAGAAACAATTTCGGAATAGCACTTTGCAATCTCCCAGCCGCAAACAATTAGCTGCCATTGTTCACAGGTTGTTTCGTCGTCATCCCTTCTCTTTGCCATAGGTGACATTCTGGCTGGATAGTCCTCTATAATTGTTGGCTGAACGATAGTTGGCCTGATAACCTTCTTGAATACTTCATCTGCATATGAAGGCACCATAGTATCTGGCGATGGAAGCCCATGCTGAGCAAAAAGATCTCTATACAAAAGAGTTGGAATATTAGAAAAGTCCAGCTCAATATTATCATAATGGATCTTTTGATTTGAGTGACCAAGAGATGTTAGTAGGTGTCGCATCATATCAAGAAATAGAGTCTTATTGTCCTGATAATCAGCGTAACAATTGTATAGTTCTAGGCTGGTAAATTCTTGAATATGACTGCGATCCGATCCTTCATTTCTAAAAGACTTAGAACACTCAAAAATCTTATCAAACCCGCCAGCAGTCATGGCCTTTAGTGCTGTCTCTGGTGCAATACGAAGGTAAAAGTCCTTATCAAGATCATTGTGATGCGTGACAAACGGCTTTGCCATAGCTCCAGACGCAACAGGAGTAAGTATTGGAGTCTCTACTTCAATAAATCCCTTGCCCCAAAGATAGATCCTAAGGTTCTTAATTATTTCGGAGCGAGTCAAAAATACCTTTGCCGCATCAGAATCAATTGCGGTTTCCTTGTACCTTGCTCGATAGATTGTCTCAATATCTCTGATGCCATTATGCTTATCGCCAAGGCCAGAGCAAGATGGCTGAACAACCTTAACGGATACCACATTAATAGTGAGCTCTCCTGCGGCAGTAACAAATCTAGTGCCATTTATTGCAATGTGTTGACCGCGAGTAACAGAGTTGCAAGCCTCCTTGTAATCTCCTGGAAACGAATCTCTCTTTATGCAATACTGAATCTTTCCTGTTGCATCGGAAATAAACCCAAAGCAAACAGACCCCATCTTCTTATGAGACAAGACTCTGCCAGCAGTAGAAGTTTCTGTCCAGGTTGAATCATTAATTATCGCAGAGATAGTCTGATTCTTAATCATGATATTTCTCCTTGCTGTAATCTTCCCATCTTGATTCTTCATAATTCCAATGGCGATTATCGTAAATATCTATTGCAAGAAAATAAGATAGCACTTCTATACCAAAGCCTAAACCAGCATGATGCGTATTTTTATTCCACTTTATATGGATATCAAGATAGCTACAGCTATCTTTTAATCTACCTATTTGTATTTCAAAATATTTATTGAGAAATAGCGGTAAGTATTTAGGATGAAATAGGGGAGGGCAGAAGTTCAATAAGACCTCCTATGGCTCCCTAAAAATATAAACACCACCTTGATCAAGTCAAGGTGGCGAACTTATATTTTTCAAATCCCATCTGATGGCTAGGACTTCTGCTCTAACTCTGTATGCTTAATTTTTTCTTCGAAAAGTTTTGAGAATCTCTTATTATTCAAATGGAATTCTATATCTGATATTTTTAATATCCACTCAATCTTTCTTGAATCTGGACTTCCTACTTCTAAAAATACTTTCTTATCCAATTGAAAGTAAGTTTTTGAAGAATAAATATCGCCACTATAATAGCTGTTACCAACTGCCTGATAATAAACTCTAGCAACTTTATTACAAATCTTAATCTCTTTTAAGAGTCCTAGATTTAGAACAGGCGTCCTATAGCTTAGAGAGGCAATTACAAAGGTATCTCCAACCTTTACCTCATTTCCCATCAAGTCGTAGAATGACAAATCTTGATTATTGCTCACGGATACCTCCTGTTTTTTCTACGGCCAGATCAAAGAATTCTTTTAGCTCTAAAATCTTCTCTCTATCGGCAGAGAAGCAATCCCAATGACCATACCTAGATTTATATCCAAAAATATATTTTACGGCAATCCATACTCTTTGATAGAATGGTCTATACTGGTGTAAAAAAACAGATGTATAGACTTCTCTATCCTCTGTATTAAGATTATAAGTTAATGTATGCTCTGGTGAGCGACATGAGCATGAGATAATTTTTTCAATCATTTTTCTTATCTTTATATATTTATTTAAAAAATATTTCTTCTAATCTCTTCCCATTCTTCTATGGAAAGCTTATCTGTCTTTGTCATCATTGACCAAAAGGTCAGATCTTGTAAATCTTTTTCAAAGTTTGGGTATATATCTTTTAATTTATGTTTATCAACTTTTATATATTTCTTTTTTATTTTTTCTTCTATCTTTTTGGCGACGGTAGAATGCCAATAATAACGTATTGGACATAAAGATTTCATTATTTTTGTTTGATACCTAGCGCCTCTTCTGCCCCAAAAAACAAGATATTTACCAGAAATGGGTATGGTGCCCCGAACCTGAGGGGCTAATAACTCTATGATACCCCAAATTTTATCGCTCTGACCATCTTTACACCATCCGATAAATTCGTATTTCAGATCATTCATTCTTACCCCTAGGGGTAGTATAGCCAGATATCAAAACCTAGAAAAGAGTAAAAGTGCGGCTTTTTAAATTAACCCTAGAAGCCGCAAACTATGCCGACATACGATTCGGAGAACAATTGCTTTCAGGATAGTTCCATCTTCGATCCATAACGGTATACCATTAGAGGGCTAGTTAAAAGGAAATAAATCTTTTGTAATTGGCTTTTTATTTAATTCTAATTTAAAAACAGAGATACTATTACCTTTTCTGTCAGTCCAATAGTCGCCAGATGTTTTTACTAGACCATGCTCTTCTGCTAAAGATTTAGCAATACTCATTGCACTTTTCTTATCAAAAGAAGTGTAAGAGAATAATAAAGATTTGCCTGACCCAGAATCTTGCTGAGCAAGAACTGTATAAACTTCTTTCTCTATAGTTTCAACCTTATCTTCTACCTGAACCATATCATCCATAGTTATTCTCCTGTAAGTACGCCAGATGTGCTGCCGAGCCAGACCTCTATTAGCCCTACCTCTTCATCTGTTAGATCTTTTCCTAATTGATAATATGCCATCATTTTTACTGCTGCATTCAAATTGGCTACAGAGCCATCGTGGAAATATGGTCCAGTTACTGCCACATTTCTTAAAGAAGGTACTTTGAACACCATCTTGTCGGTTTCATTTTTAGTAACCTCAAATCTGCCTAGATCGCTTTGATTTGGCCAGGGATGAACCACTCCTACCTTCATAAACATATGGCCGCCAAGTAGTGATCCACTATGACATGTTCCGCAGCCGGTCTTATTGAAAGTAATAAATCCTTTCTTTTCATCATCTGAAAGAGCATTCTTGTCACCATCCAGAAACATATCCCACCTACTTGGTGTAGACAAGGTTCTCTCATATGATCCTATTGCTATTCCAACATTTTTAAATGTAATTGGATTCATTTGGTCTGGAAATGCTTTCTTAAAGCCATCTATATATTCAGGCTTTGACTTCAAGAGGGCTACTACTGACTCTTCATTTGGCATGGCCATTTCTCCCGCAGCTAAGATTGGACCTAAAGCCTGATCCTCTACAGTCATAACCCTACCATCCCAAAACTGGAAAGCATGACCAGCAGCATTTAATACTGTAGGGGAGTTTCTTCCAGTCAAAGAGTTGTTGTGTCCCTTTGAAAATTGTTGAAGATCTGTTCCAGCTTTAGTTAAATCATGACAAGAACTGCAAGATATCTCATTGCTAGCTGAGAGTGATTTTTCATTAAAAAGCTTTTTTCCTAGAGAAATTAACTCTATGTTTACCTCTTCTCCAGGTAAAAAGAAGTCGGTAGGTAATGGACTATATCCCTCCAGATCTTGCGAAGTAATCTCTACTACAACATCTTTAGGCCTAGAATAATCCTCTTTGACATGACAGGCCATTAAGGATAACAGAAATAATATCATCTAGCAACTCCTTTGCTTTACAAAAACAATTTTATAATTCTAATTATTTTAGATATAAATTCATATCTAATTAACTAGAATATTATTTCTAATATAGACACTTTTAAAATTTTGTCAATATTACTTTAGATATCTTCTATCCAGACAATAGATGCACTAACATCGCTTCCACCGCCGCCGCCTCCAGGGTTAGCTGTAAAGGCGGTAACTGTAACTGTATCACCAGACTGCAAGAATAGATCTAAATCAGTAAGACTTTCTGTTGAATTTCCAGTTTTTGAGACAGAAAATCCAAAAATTTGTACCCCAGATCCAATGGAGAAAGAAGATGCAGCCGAATCTACATCTGAGGCAGAGGCTATAAGATTGGCCTTTTGAAATTGTGCTCCGACTAAATTTCCATTTTTGTAAACTTTAATGTCAACTGGTTTTGCACCATCACAAGCTACGGATATTCTATCTATTTGTAGTTGGGCCATTGATTTTCTACCTTGTAAAACATTGCTAGCCCTCAAGGTAAGAATTGGCGTTTCAACTGAGGCTCCAATTGATCTTGTTCCAGTTACAGAAAACTGAGCCCCAAGATACTTAATCGCCCCCTCAACAAATGTTCCTCCAGATGCTCCTCTTAATGACACAGGAGTTGTTGAGCCATTATTGACACTTTCCCAAGAAAGATATAAATTTGGATTTCTTAAGTTTGTAGATGTTCTTGTATTTGCATTTTCTATAACATGGCAGAGAACTGGCCTTCCAGTTTCTCCATTTATAACTGAGAAAAATGCATTTCCATATCCAAGATATTGAAATTGAACCTGATAAATATTTCCTTTTGTATGATCTATATTTACCCTACTCAGTCCAGCACCATTACAGGTATCTCTATTCCAATCTTGTTGTGCAATAAAAACATCAGAGGGAGCAACACCAGTAGTCAGTATTGCAAAAGATCCTACAGCACCGCTAACCCCTGGATTAAAAGAGCTTGCTCCAGCAGGACCGGCTATCCTTCTAGTAAAATAAACAACATTCTGTATGGCAATTGCATCCCAGCCGCCGGCTACCTGTGAATAATCTGCTAGGCTTATCTCATAGGCTGTAATAGATGTATTGGCACCATTTGTTACTGGAACTATAACTCCCGGCCCACCATCTAGGGTTACAGTAACATTTGTGGCAGCAGATGATTTGGTAGTAATTGTGAGAGTCTGAACCTCTATAGTTGCAGATTCTGTATATAAAATACCAAATTGTTCACCATTATATCCAAATCTATATCCGCCCTCTATATTATAGACTCCAGACATCTGTCTATTGTTTGATACCCCAGCACTATACCTAGCAGTCCATCTGGCTAGAGTTGCCTGTCCGGGTCTGTACTTTGCCACTTTCTTTGAAAGAACCCTAGCATAACTATTGGATGCTGTTCCGCTAGAAACAATTACTTCACCACCACTAGAGGAAACTGTGGATCCAGCTCCATACGTCTGACTGGTTGCCAATAATGGATTTATGCCATAAACAAAAGAAACCTGAGAAGTTGGAGTTGGAGAAATTATTTCTAATTCTCCAAATCCAGAAAGTGGTCCAGATATTTCCGTTATAGATTGACCTGATTCGCCACTTGCAGATCCATATGACCTATTTGGCCTAATTGTTGACATGTTTTATCTCCACTGTATGGCTCAATACTATTTAAATTCTATAACTTATAGCATAAGAAAATTGATTATTAGAGCCTACATTTGGAGTAAATCTAACATAGATTTTACCATCTGCCGATGTATTACCGTAAGCTCTAACATCTGATTCATCAAATGTATCTGAAATCAAAGTTGCTGATCCTAAATACTTTTGTTCCATAGAGTATTCTGCAAATCCTGGTTCATTTCCAATTGAAACCTGATACTCTGTGGCAGAACCTGATTCAAACTTTGCCATCACTCTCAGAATCTCTATACAGGCCAGCTCATCTCCAGACTGATCTAGCTGCAACTCTAGCTCTGATGCTGCAGAAAAATCTGCTGATGTAATTCCTGATATCTCAAATACTCTAGTGCTCATATTAACTTCCTATAATAAGGATATTTTATCAATAGTAAAATTATTGTAGGTTTACCCATCAATATTTATATATTACTAGATCTATATTAGTAATTTTTCTTTTGGATATTTTCAATCTATACTCTAGCCATCTTGAGTCAGCAGCTCTTGAAAAATCATTAATTGAGAATAAAATATCACTTTTTAAGGTATCATTTTCTAGAAGTTTTAGAAAGTAATCTTGATCAAAAACAGCATATATTATAAGTTCTCGTAACTTAAATTTTTCCAGTGCTTCTTCAAGAGAGTATTTTTTTAGCCTGCAATCTAAGTTTTTCGTCTGATATTGTAATGGTAAAATTGGAATAGTATTATTTTTTACTAATACAATATTCTCAACAGATATTAAATCAAACATTCCCATTGATACTATCCTAATCTAGATATACTCTTGCAGTAGAAGCATCAATGTACTTCCAATAGATAGTGCCAAGCCTGCTGCAAATGTAATCTTTACTCTATCTTTAAAAGATTTTGCTTCAATAAAGGCATTGGAATAAAATAAGTTTGAAAATGGAATACAAATGCCCAGTATTGCCTGAACTACAATTTGCCCATGAGTCATGGCATATCCATACCATGAACCCAAGAAATTAGCCACTAGGGAAAAGCAAAAAATAACTGCTAATTTTTTAGCAGTTACTTTTTTGATTTGATCTGAATCGTTACTCATATCTACTTCTTTATTTCTAAATCAATCCATGAGTTGAGTTCTTGCTTTGATATATTTCCAGCCCTTCTAGATACTTCCTTTCCATCTAAAAAGAGAATCATTGTAGGGACGCTCATAACCTTCAGTGAACGTGGGACCATTGGACTATCATCAATATCCATGTCTAAAACCAATAGAGAGTCAGATCTCTCCTGGGCCACAGCCTCTAGCGTTGGTTTAATAGCCTTACAAGGGCCGCACCATAGCGCCCCCATCTTTAGCAGTACTGCTTTATTATCTTTTAAGAATAAACTAAAATTTTTATCATCTGCTGTTTTTATGGACATTATTATTCCTCTTCCTTAGGTTTATCATTACATTTAAAACAAAGATTTCTAATCCAACCTTTAGTGGTAACCTCTGCTTTTGCGCCACAATCTTCACAAGTTTTTTCAGAAATAGCCTCTGCCATTGAGATCATACCATATATATAATCGTCACCACCACTTATATAAAATCTAAGTGATCCAAATTTTTCCTTAACCTGCTGTACAGTAACTTGATAATACTCCGCATCTTCTTGGTCAAGTCCATCTTGATGATTGTCAGAATAGTTTTGAATATTTCGACACAGAGTATCTATAATATGAAACCATCCATCACCACAGGAAAACTCATAGCAACTCGAGCCAAATCTCTGTCCATCGGGATCCTCCCTTTGAAAGAGTCTTGGGTATTTTTTAAATATTTCCTCTTCTAATTCTGGAGACATTATCTTGCTACTCCTTCTAAGTTTATACTCTTTAGTATATCTATTTTAGAATCATAAGAGCTTCGATAAACTACTCTACCGTCCTGATGGTAGATGGCTATATAAGAAGATAAATCGTAATCTTCTATGGAATGATTTTCTACAAAAAACCAAGCACCCTCTTGAAGATTTTTTTGTATCTCTGAAAATAGAGAGACTGAATTATAATCAGGATCATCATCTTCCAAGATTTCATTCTTCATATTATGAATGGAAGAGTATCTTAATTCTAGATTAGAATTAGCGTAACCTCCTGCCATAAATTTGAAAGTTCTATCTCCACATTGGAGAAGCTTGGCATAGGATTCTTCCATTAAGAATCCAGAGCTTAGGTTTGACTCATGTTGTAGCAGTCTTACTAGACTCTTTATGTGCCCTACTGCTTCATCATCTTTCAAGATGAATTTTGAAGTTGAATATCTATCTACTGATACTGGCATCTCTTGACTTCTCTTATTTTCACTTAGATACATTTTTGTTTATATTATTTAATAGTTTAAGTATTTATGACTTTAAGTAGCCAACCAATAATACTTTTAGACCTAATTTGCTACCGCCTGCCCATGCCTCCATAGTATCCACAGGATTATGCCTCAAATACAAAAAGAAGACTTTATTTTTTAAGCTGCCTCTTTCTTTCTTCAAATCTTTTCTTCCATATCTTTACATCTTCAAGTATATGGAGATTTTCTGTCTTATAATTTCCTAGGTGTCCAAAAAATAGATGACAATTAACACCATACTTCTTTGTTTCACATAAAGAAATCAAATTTGAAGGCTCTAATTCTAGCTCTGGATATAGATGAAATGGCTTAATATGATGAACTTCTACACCAACATTACAACCACAAACATCGCAAATTGGATGATCTTTCAGATGAGCCTCTCTTATTTTAGGCCAATCTGGAGATCTCTTTTGACTCCAATCTCTTTTCCCATCAAATACTACTTCTTTTACTTCTTTGATTTTTGCTATCAAATTAGCTCCTAACTATCTGTAGCTACAACCACTTCAGTATTTTTAGCTTAAAAGTATTTGTAAATAATCAAGACCTGGGAGGATTGGTTTTTGAAGAATGCTTTTTTTCTACAAAACTTCGAAGTTTATTTCGGCTCTCGACTTGTAGAAAAGCTTTTGCCCGCTCGTTCTTCGTCAGAGGCGAGTGAAGCCCTGAATGAAAATGATATTAATAAAAGTACAACCATAATTTATAAACATTATATTAGCAGGATATTATTTTTTTTCTAGGTCTTTTTTAAGCCACTCAATTACTATTGAGTCTTCCATATAAAAAGTATGAGAGCCTGATCTGCCAGCAATATTTTCTAATATCTGACCTAACCTTAGATCTGGATTTTTACTCCAATAGGTAGATAGTAGATTTAAGATCTCATCTATTCTCTCGGGGTTTCGTGGTGGTCCATGTATTTTCCATGATCCCAGCATATTGTTCAGTACCCCCTCGTCTATTTTTCCTTTAGCCATAAATCTATCTCCTCATCAATCATTGTATTTAGCTACTCTAAAGAAAGATCATTTAAATCCCTCTATCCATCCCAAGTAGTTTTTGCATAAGGTCCATCAATATCAAAGATGGGATACTTCATACAATCCTTCATCATTCTCTCTAGAATGCGATTCATACCCTCCTTGACATCATCCTCTGTATCACCATCATCTTCATCAAGATAGGGCTCTACAGGCTCTTCTGTGCAAGAATGTGGTGTCAGAGGATCTTTATCATAATAAAGCTCGCCAACACCGTAAAATCTATGCTCTGGCTTCGCTTTATGCCTGTATCTTACAATTCCATATCGCCAATGCATGATCAAACTCCTAGTTTCTAGAGATTTTTTCCAAATCAAATAAATATTCGTGGGCTATCTGTTTAACAACAACATCGACCTCTACAATCTGAACTCCCACAAGGAAGTTTTTTAGTTCCATCAGATTCTTTGGATTATATCTGGCCTGATTTAAGGCAAATGAAATGGCAGCTTTTGCTGCTCCAATACTTTTATATAAAAAAGGAGAAAATTTCTCACTATCTAAATTAATAAAGTGATCCTTAAGATAAAAGGCCCTAAGTGGAGAACTATTAGTTTCAGGATGATAAATCATATATTGTTTTTTCATTTAGTAACCCAATACATCTAGTTTTAAAAGTTTAATTTTCAATGCCTCAGAACCTTGAAGTTTGAAAACAAACTCTTCATATTCTTTTCTAGAAAGACTTTTGTTGGCCATAATCATATTTTTGGTAATATCGTAAGCATTTTCTATTCCTTCCTTTCTTAGAAGAATCTGAACAGCCTCTGCCAAGATCTCTGGATGTGATAAGAGGTCTCTAGTAATAATGTCTTTATTTGGATATATTTTATTTAGACCATTACAAATAGAGTTGCAAGCAACAATAAAATGTCCAAATGGAACTCCTAGATTTCTCATAACAGTTGAGTCGCTCAAATCTCTTTGAAGCCTAGAGACTTGAAATTTACTAGACATAAAAGACAAAATAGAGCTAGATAGCTCTAGATTTCCTTCTGCATTTTCAAATTCAATTGGGTTTATCTTCTGAGGCATGGTAGATGAGCCGATTTCTTCTCCAGTTATTTTCTTTGAAAAATATCCAAAGGAAAAATACATCCAGATATCTCTAGTTAAGTCTAGAAGAATATTATTAATTCTAATTTGTGCTTGCATAAATTCTGCCAGCCAATCGTTTCCATCTACTTGTGTAGTAACTTCTAATCTTTCTAAGCCATAAGAACTTGAAAAGCTACTCATAAAATCTATCCAATTTATTTCTGGAAAAGAAAGATAGTGAGCAGATAAGTTTCCTAAGGCACCACCACACTTGGTCATAATTTTAATATTGGAAATTTTCTCTGCCTCCATATCAAGCCTATATTTAAAAACATCTAGCTCTTTAGCCAAAGATGTAGTTACAGCAGGCTGACCGTGAGTTCTACCCAGCATTGGAAAATAACTTTGACTAATCAATCCGAAAAGAGATGAGCTAAGCTCATTAATTTTCTTTAATAAATATTTTCTATATTTTAGAATACTAATTGAAGTTGCAAGAGAATTGATATCCTGACTAGTTAGTCCAAAATGGATATAAGGTATTAGATTCTCCTGACCATAAATCCTGGCACCTCTAGCTATATAATTTTCTATAGCCTTAATATCATGCTTAGTTTCTTCTAGTTCAATTTTATTGATTGCAGAAGAATTAAACATAGATTTAATCTTGTCAGAAAATTCTTCATCTATTTTAAGAGATAGTGTCTTTGCAATGGCTGTTAAATAATCTATTTCTAGATTATATTTTAATTTAAGTTGTGATTCTTCTGAGAAAATTGAATTCAAATAATCCATTTGACCAAAATATCTAGAGTCTAGTGCTGATAACATTTAGATCCACTCCATGTTAAACAGTAGCCATTCTGCACATTCTGGGTACATTTTATTTAAATTCGAAATAAATAAATCTTTATTACTCTCTTCAAAATAAGAACCGTTTATACTTGCGCTCCATTTTTTACGACAATCTATTAGCCATAGTATTTTTGCTTTTGGCATTTTTAATATAAAATCATAAGATACAATATATTGATATGATATAACTTCTTTTGTTGAGCTAATAACTAATATTTTTTTATCAACAATATTTTCGTTACCTATTATATCTTTTGCGCTAAATACGGGTATGTCTACCATGGCTCTCCTTTACAAAAAGTTATTTGCATCTAGAGAATCTCGTATCTAGCCCAATGCAGAGAAATGAATTCACCCAATGCTTCGCTCTGATTCTGATAAAAATATCCCATATTTTTGGCATATTTAATCTGAGCATTTATTGCGTCTTCTACAGTAACTCTAACTATTTTAGAGCCGGACTCTTCATCTAGCTCTGAGTATACTAGAACTCCAAATAATCCACAATTACAAGCGTGCCAATCACAATGCCAAAAACACTCTGCTGGATGTTTTGCCGCTTCAATCATACATGATTCCATATTGACCATTCAGCATATTCCGGTGTATTTATCAACCATTCTCTAAAAACATCTTGTGTTACACCAGAATCACCAAAAGACGGCTTAGATGCCTGCTCTAATAAAAAATATTCTGCATTATTAATTACATAACCAATTCCATTTGGATTTTTGACAGAATAGTATTTAATAACACCAAGCCTAGTTGAGTTTTTATAAAAAGATAAAATAAAACCTACATCTATTGTATCAACATAAATAGAGATAAAGTATTCATTTTTAAAATCATTGACATAATGAATATGTTCATTGGCATGAATATCTCTGCCAAATAGAGGTACTATTTTCGGATCTGAAAAATTAGGTTGGACAATCATTAATCTCTTTTGGTCTCAATTCAATTGAGCCTCCTTGAAGCTTGATCCTTTCCACTAGCTCATTCATTTCAATTGGCTTGAATCCAATTTGTTCTACGCAGACGGAATAATACCTTGGATCAATTAGACCATCCTTCATCACGCGACGAGAGTGAAGATGCCCGTGAACATTAATTGAAAATCTAGCCAAAGACTCTTCGTGAATCGGAATATGACTTAGAATCATACCATTTAGAACGTGAACTCCACGAATATCTTTAAAATATTGTAGATAGTCTTTGGCCTCAAAAATATCGTGATTTCCCCTAATCAGAATCTTTTTTCCATTGAGCCTAGACAGGGTGGCAAGATGTCTTTTGGCAATCACTACGTCACCCAAGTGATAGACCTTATCATCTGGCTTAACCGTTTGATTCCAAGACTCCACCATAGCCTCGTCCATTTCAGCGGCACTTTCCCAGGGTCTTAGTTTCTCTCCGCTATCTGTGGTAAAATTACAGATATTATTATGCCCAAAGTGGGTATCTGAAACTAGAAAAACCTTTCCCATATCAATCCCTAATATATAGGTTAAATATTGGTCGAATAAATGTAGTGAAAAATACTCCTACAGCAATCCCCATTAGGAGGGATACCAATGGACTGGGGTTAAAGAAATCCACAAGAAAAATAGTAGAAAAACATATTGAAAGGTAATACATTATATTTGCAATAACTTTATTCATTTTATCCTCATGCTGCCAAAACGTTATTTTTTGAATGAATCAAATATTGTCTAGAATATTCATTTAGAAAGACTGTGCCGGCCTGCATTGTATTTAGGCAGAAACCAGGACCACGCATGGTAATATGCACGGAATCTGAATTGTAAATAATTTCAGCAGGAACTCCAGTATATTCATTTCCCATAACAATGATTGTCTTTTTATTCATTGGAAAATGATAATCATTAATATCTATAGAGCCTTCGCAAATTTCTGCCGATACAAGATGATAATCATTTTCTCTAGCAAACTCTAGAAAATCATGTGGACTAGAAAATTTGATCATATCAATATAATCAACAGTAGTTCCAGAGCGTGGCCTCAAAAAAGAGGCATCTGGAACAGATCCAATCACCATAACAGATTCTGCACCATAACAAGCGGCAGCCCTAATGGTCAAGGCGATATTTTCATCAATACCAAAATTGACCATACAAACAGAGACTGGCATAATATGTGCCTGCTGTTTTTTCTTATCATAACGCTGACGACGAGTTTCTGTACGATGCATATTATATATCCTATGCCTTAGAGGTTGTTATCATATTGATAATCTGATAAAACTTCTATAATTATTTCACCAATTGTCTATATAATCCTACTTCTTGTTGATAAGAATTAAGTTTTTACTCCAAGTCATTAGACTCTACGTTTTCTTTTGACCAAGAAATTATATCTTCAAAGGGAATTGTATCTCCGATACCAGAAGCTATAAAATCATTTCCCTTAAAAGAAATTTTACACTTTTTACAATAAGCATGATTATCAAATAAATAATATAGTTCTGGATTTTCTTTTTTTACAAAAGAAAGTAGTGACAAAAAGTCTGGTGATTTAAAGTCAATAATGCTATATATATCATTAGTATCTGTATACAATTGAACAATATTTTCTTTATCAGATATGAATGGATCAAAAAACAATAAATTAATATTCAAATCAACAATAAAAACATTACGACCATCATTACATGATGGACATGATGGCATTTTTGCTTTTATAAAATTACCAATTTTATTTTTGACAATATTAAACTTTATATAATTATCATAATCGTTAGATAGTTTTGCTATTGTAGCAAAATATTCTGCCTCTATTCCATCGTAGTCTGATTTTGAAGCATGTGAAAGTACCTCTAATGCCGACCTAATCTTATCCTTTGTTACCTGCATTTGTGGCTCCAGAAATACGAAAAGGAACGGAGGACTACCATCCGTTCCCTCTAATATAAGCACCAAGCAGATGGGGTCAACTAGGCAACTTTTTTTATCTCTAGGCCAATACTTTTTATGTTTTTAGAGATTAATCCTAAACAATAATGTCTGCGATACCCAACTTAACCGCTTCTTCTGCTGAAAGATAAATATTTACTTTTCTATTGATCATGGTATTAAGTTGCTTGACAGACATATTAGTTTCTTCAGAAAGGGCTTTAAGATAGGCTTTCTGCATATGTTTGATTTCTGACATTTCATTCTCTAATGAATGGAATGATCCAGAAGATCCAGCAATTACAGAATGAATCATTACTCTGCAATTCTTGCCAATTTTTCTCTGACCCTTAGTACCAGAGGCTAATAATAGGACTCCAGCAGACATAACCTTACCTATTCCGTAGGTAACAATATCACACTTATCACGAACAACTCTCATTATATCATATATTGCAAACATATCATCTGCACTTCCGCCAGGAGTAGAAATAATAAATTCAATTGGCCTCTTTACCTCTTCGAGTTCGGAGTCTGGATTTGAAGGATCTTTTGGAACCTCTTCTATTGCAGTCTCTCCCATGTCTAGTAAGAGTCCAACAATCTGTGATGCCTTTAGCTCTTCAACCTCTCCATAAAGACCAACCATTCTTACATCGCCATCTTCTTTTATAATTGCAGGAATAGAAACTGACTGGCTTTTTTCGTCAGCATCATCTTCTAGATCTTCAGAAACTCTTTTAGACACTTTAGATTTATTAAATATCATTTTTGCTCCATTTTAAGTTCATTTATGTTAAAAAGAAATATATCTTTTATTTTATCTGGAATATCTGTCTCTAGAAAATCTATAACACTAATTTTAGAATTTTCGTCCAAGATTATTGATTGGCTTTGAAAAATAATTTCACCAACTCCAGATGGCTCTAAGTTAGGATATTTTACAAAAGCAAGCTCAGCATAATTATATGTATATCTTTTTATTATAGAAAAGTCTTCTTTTTCCGAAGATTGTATTGGCAGGTGAAATACAATTCCATAGTTAATTGGTTTTTTTCCTAAAAACTTTTCTTTTAGAAAATAAAACTCTCTCTTCTTAAAGAAGAAGTCAAAAGAAATATCTCCGCTATCTAAAATTAGATATTCTTTATTTGAGATAGTTATATAATCAGTCCAATTGGTATAAGCAGGAAATGAATATTCTTTTAAGGCATTAACTATTTCTAAGGCCTTATCTTTATTTAGCTTTATCATCTGTAATGTTTTTTTCTGCAGATGATTCTACAATAGAGATATATCTATCTAGATACCATCTTGCTTTCTTTAAATCTTTCAGCAGGGCAAGTTGCTGTGATTGATTTAATTCATCTATCTTTTTTCCAGCCCTAGAAATGTATTTATAGACATTTCCAAGATGGAAGCCAAGACCAGTAGCTTCAATTACCTTAATTGCCTCATATGGATTGTCCCTTCCGCCATAGTGATCAGGATGGTTAACTGCTTCTCTTCCCATTGTAGACTCCAGAGGAATATTTACCTTGAAAACATTGTCGTTCATCATTGTCTTCACATAGATTGTAGCCCCCGATAAGTCTAGGCCCACAAAATATAAATCATATTCCAAAGTCGAGGCCTGATCTACCTTATTTAAATTCCATAAAAATAAATCAAGAGACATAATTTTAGTCAAAGTTTTATCATCTATAACTTTAAAAACTTTAACTATAGATGGTACATCTGAAGCAGGGTGTAATTCTTTAAGATTATAACTAATTTGTTTTTGAAAGAATAATTTTTTTTTAGAAGTTAACTTAAATAACAAATCACAGCAATCTAAAGATTTTGTCTCATACTCTCCCTCAAAAATAAAGGGATGTATTCCGCTTTCTATAAAAAATCTATCTTTCATAATTAATAAATTATCGTTTATTAGAACTTCTCATAAACTCTAAGAATCTATCCACCTCATCTTCATTAAGTTCATCTGGACCTCCATATTCGTCAAGATCATGAAATTCCTCATCTTCATCAAAAATGTGACGGAAATCACCAAGCGGTTCTTCTTGCTCTACAAAGGTATATAATAAATCTCTTAAAATTTGTTCAGAAATTTCTTCATCATATTCTAGATTAAAGTCATCTTCTCCCAATCCTTCTGGCATTAATTTTAAAGGACCACTATCTCTAGCTGCTGGTGGTGCGTCAACATCAATAGCTGGCGGTAAAGCGGATTCTTCTGAAGATTTAAATAAATAATGATCTAAAATAGACATTTCATTGCCTTGCTCTAGATCTTCTGATAGCTCAATTTCTTCAAATAAAATTAATGTTTTGTTATTATTAACATAATTATTAATTTCACTTTCTGATTTGTTTGGATAAAATTCCGATAAAATACCTGGAAGAATTGTTCCTATTTTAAATGATAAAGCATTAATTAATGAATTAGGTACTTCTGCATTGTTCATTAATTTAGTGGTAAAAGATCCCATTTCTGCGCTAGCCTCTTTAATAAGAGAATCTAACATTTTTATTTCAGTAGAGCTTTTGATAATATTTTTTAATACTAAAAGTTTTCTAATCATTTAAGTTACCCTATCATTAAGATGAATATTAATAGTAGATGCATTAATCATGAAAAAACCCCGATGAAATCATCGGGGTTTTTATCAACTTTTAGTATTTTCAAATCTCTCTAATATCATACTCTCTTGCCAGATACCTTCTCATTCTCTCTAAGGCTCTAATCTCTAATTTTCTAACCCATTCTCTAGAAATCTTTAGCTTCTTAGCCAAGTCCCTAAAAGTCATAGGATCTTGTGACAAAAACCTATTCTCTACAATAAACCGCTCATTATCTGGCAAGTCTTTAACGGCTAGGTGAATCTTGCTAGAGAAAGCATCTTCTATGGCATTACCAACGGCCAAATGCTCTTCGCGATAATCTGGTATAGTATCTATAACAAGAGTGTCCTTATCCTCTCCAATTGGAGTATCCAGACTTGAATCATAGCCGGAGAGAATAGACATCATCTGTTCTACAGCATCTACTTCTACTCCAATGATTTCAGAAATCTTTTTAATTTTGTCATAGCCCTCCAGACCTAGAGACTCTGCTTTTGCTTTTGCTTTTGCCAAGTTAGCAAACATCACTCTACCATCTCTAGTAGTTCCAAGTCTAACTAGAGATCTGTTATCCATCGTATATCTTTTTTGGTATGCCCTAATCCACCACATAGCATATGTGGCAAAGTTAGCTTCTTTCGAACTATCAAACTTTGATGCCGCTTTGAGCAGTCCACTTAAACCCTCTTGAAAAAGATCATCATAAGATAAGTTTGGATTATACATCCTAATCTTATGAGTTTCAGAGATAACCAGCTTCATATTAGAGAGTATGAGCTGATCCAGATATTTCTTATCACCAGTATCCTTCCACATCTGAATAAGTGACAACTGCTTAGCAGCAGGAATCACAGGATATTGGCGACAAGCAGAATCTAGCATCTTGTTTCCAAGCATCAGTATTCTCCGATAGACTTTTGTCTTTTAATGGCTTTTTCCCTTCTTTTTTCTTTTACTGCATTTTCTTGCATTCTTTCCCATCTATCTTCCCAGCCATAATCCTCATCTTCATCTTCCTCAATTTCTTCATTAAAATCTTGCTCTTCGATCTCTTCTGTTGGAGCAAAAATATTCTTTAGTGATGACATTGGTCTTTAGCTTTCCTTTGTATTTTTTGTTTTAATAAAAGTTGCTGTTATAGTTCCATCTTTGTTTAGAATTCTACTTCCCTTTTTAACTACATAATTTTCTTTAGAAGAATTCCGAATAAAATCTCGACTCCAGTTATCAACTTGATATTCAAAACCAGAGACACAAGTTATCTCTTCTCTTGCATTTTTTTCTATCCAATTAATCTTAAATTTATCCATGTTATCTCACCTTTTCACCCTTCTGTTTTTGAAACATCTCCTTTGAGGCTTTCATAATCTCAATCCAGATTCCGTCCCAACTATCTGATTGAACACTTATAGAATACTTATGACATAAAGCGACAAAACTATTATCTTTTTTGTCTTGATAAGTTTCCCATTCTAAATTGGCAAACCGTCTGATTGTAATAAACTTTAAATTTGTATCCAATTCCTAGAACCCCGCACGATATACCTTAATCACGGCGAAGCGGTCGTCAAGGGGTGCAAACACTATTTTAAGATGCCCGACATTTCAATTAAATCGAGGCAATAGTGGGTTATACCACTTCCCTCCAAATCGGATCTATCTTGTGAAGAAAAGACCAAAATATGGCCATTACCCTTTCCGAGCGGACTTCGACATACTGCGATTCTCTGCAATTCTATTTTTTCAGCAACATGATCAATCGCATTAACCATTATACTCTTTAACGTTTTTAATTCAAAATATTTTTCATAATCTTCTAAGTGAAATAAATCTTCTACTTCTGTAGTAAGTGGACTCAAATCATCTTCTACTTTAATATCGAAGAACTCTATTATTTCATAACTAGAGGAAGAGTCTAGCAGAGAAAGTCTAGATTTAGCTACCTCTTTAAATAAAGAGATATCTTCTATCGCTGTAGCGAGACAGATAGAATAATCTATACTATCACCATCAGGAAGAAACGCTCCGCTAGTTATGATATCCCTCATCATTCAGAAACCTTCATTACCAGCTTCTTAATAGTTTTATGTCCATGACCCAGCCAATCATAAACTGGCATCCCCTCTAGATATTTAGAAACAGAAGGAATTTCTCCCATATCTTGAATGATATGTTGTTCAGCAACATCCCTAACTGAGACTTTTACTCCATCAGAGTTTAAGATAGTAGTACCTGAGCGATCTGCTGCCAGGGCTAAAATATCCTGATATTCTTCTTCTGTCCATGACCATTTCTTCTTAAGGTGTTCTGCCCTTGTATGATTAACTCCAATGCCCTTCTCTGCTAGGAAGGGACCAAGAGTGTTATGCAGAATACACCGATGCCTTAAGTCAGAATGAGTCATCTTAGACATATCTAAGAAGTCATGAACCTCCTGGTAGTCAGAGGAAATACCACCGTACTTTCTAACAGTTAGATTAGAATGAACTGAGGGCTTCAAGCTACCAGCTCCACTTCAATTAGTTCATAAAACTGAACACCAAATGTTTTGGCAATATTTAACAACTTTTCATCAGAATAAGAATGAACTGACTTTGCAAAAGAAAAGTCACCATCACCATCATGATTAACTTCTAAGTCTTTTAGAGTGGCCGACATCTGATCGGAGTCATAAATTGCGCTAAGCTCTGTAAGCATATACTCTGAAACAAAGTCTCTAAAAAATGTGTTGCCCACACTCCTAATTTCTCCAGCCTCTAACTCCCTCCAAAATGAAAGGGCGATCTCCTTGTCCGTGTAAGCTTGTAATGGTCTGCCACCACCTGACTTATAATAGTTATTATCGTCATATTCCCAGCCAATACCGTTAATAACCCATACTGATCTAGACATTTTTCCATCCTTGGTTAGAGCTTCATCATTTCCCATTCACCATCCCAATTGGTATAGTGAACCTTCTTAATTCCATTATCTTTCAAAAAAGCCTGACAATACTTACAGGGCTTTGCCATAGTCGGCACACCACGCTTACTGAATCTCACCACATTGATTTCAGTAATATCAGTACCTCTAATCTTTCTAAGAAGATCCATTTCTGCGTGAAGGTGATAACCTACAATTCCATCTGCATATCGCCTTGCAAACTTCACGGAACAACGATCTGAGTTAACCCCATAAACATAAGACTTTCCCACCTTAGCCCAAGCGGTAAGGTGGAAAACATGGGAGTTATTTAGAGCCTTTTCTCTCAGCTCAGTTGGATAGTACACCTTCCATAAAGGACTCCTTTGACCGGCTTATTGGAAAAAATGCCAGTACGAACAGGGTATAGCCACGGGAGAAAATGGAACAATTTTTTTTTTAATCTTCTTCTATTTTTATCATTAGGTCGGATATACCTGGGAAAATTCGATGCCAAGCGTCAGCACTAATAACAAATACATCCCCAGGAATTAGCTCGAATGGCACCGAATCGTCAAATTGAAATCTCCATCCTTTTCCAGATACAATGGAGATAACCCTCCTTCTTTCATCTCGATGCCACTTGAATTCATCGGGAGACTCTAGAGGGGAGAAGGTTCTTGTGAAGCTTTTGCCCGAACCTGATTGAGAGTATGGCCTACCATCTACCTTCAAAGGAGAGCCCCAACTGCTTCTTATATCTATGTAAATTACAGGACCACCACCTTGCCTTAGTCCTTGGTCCTGGATTATCACAATTATGTCTGGCTAAGAAAGACTTTCTTCTCTCAGGAGAGTTGGCCTTAATGGAAAGATTTGGATCACCAAAGGTAACAGTTTTGATATTACCAGTAGAAGGATCTCTAACATGAACAATGAACTTCTTCCTTCCATACCCAGGATCATTTTTACCAACTCTTCTAGGGGAGTTTAGCTTTGGAGTCCTTTTCTTTTTATCTGCAGCAGTCTTGTCCAAAATAATCTCGCCATATAAATCCATTGGAATTGGAAGATCCAATGGAACCATTTTACCATCAACCTCTGCAAATTTTCCAATATCAGTTCTTAAAAAGAAAGCGTCATCATCAGAAACCTTTAGAGAGCCAACCTTCCATAATTCTCTAGATTCATTAAAGAGATTATAGAATGCTTTGGAATAAATTCTAAAAATATTGTTGCCAAGAGGGAGCCCTAGGTCTATATGATATTGTAGCTCTGCAGAGCAAGAGACATCCCCTGCAGTCTTTGGTGGTAGACTACTTTCGTCGTTAGCTGTTTTAAGTATTCCTGCAAGTATCTTGATCCTATTCCCACTCATATTCCACTCCTATATTTTGAAAGTGATTTATATAAATCTAATCACCACCACATATTTTGCATAATATTATAATAAATATTTCAATTAAGTCATCCTTTAGAATATTTAAAGACCTCTCTTATCAGAGCTTTTTTCTCGAGGGTTGGAAGGAACTTATAGAGTTTTGCTAGAGATTCAAGTACTTTATCCTTCAAAGCTAAAATTGAGTATTTATCATCACCTTGTTTTGAGACAACAATATTCTTATCAGCAATTTTATCAAGCTCTTCTTTGAAAAGTTTTTCAAACTCTAATTCTATATCAATATCATTTATTTTTTCCTCATCGGAAATATAATTTGATTTAAATGATGACAACTTTTCTGGTAAAAGATGTTTATATACAGTAAAAAAATCTTCTGAGGAAAATATACTTTTATCGTTCATTTTAACAATTGACGCTATGATTTCCATATCTTTTTCAAAATCTTCTGATATCGGGTTTGAAATAATCTTTGGCTTATCAAAAACTGCCTCAGATATGTTCTTGAATATTTTTTCTAAAGTATTTTTTGCATCATTAATTTGACTTGTAATTTCTTCTTTTTCACTACCTATAGAACTTTCTAGAAGTGGCCTAAAATAAATTGTATCAATAATATTGATATCTTTTTTAATATTTGGCCTTTCCCCTGATTCTATTTTTTGCTTAAATCTTTTTATATAATCTATAATATAATCATTTAAAAGAAGCTGATTTGTTATGATAATGTCTTTGGATTTTCCAAGCATGGAATCTACCTCTAATCTCTTCATAAAAGTAGATTCCATAATATTTGTTGAAAAGCATCTTGTAAATATTTCAAGGATTTTTGATCTAATCTTTCTGCCTTCTTCTGTTGGTCTGCAGAGCAAATATAAACTGACTAGTAATGCTTCCCAAGATGCTGCGCTACCGCCGTAAATTCCGCCTTTCTTTACATCTAGTGTGGCAAATAAAGTTAGTACTCTTCCGTTTATAACAACACCATCTTTAACACTTCTGATGCTACCATCTGGCAATCGATCTAAAACTTTTGGGTTTAAAATATTATTTTTAAAATAATCAGTTGTAACTACTTGAAAGTGATCTGTTCCTGATTGCCCTCTTACAACATTTAAACGTTCCAAATCAGAGAGTCCGTCTTCAAAATATCTTTTTGGAAATTCATAAGAAGCACTATGTGCTTTTTTGCTTATAAAGTTTTGAACTTTATTCTTCATTATAAGATCCATTTAATTTTTTTAAATTGCCACATAGAAGAGAAAAAATCTTCTATAACTACTTTATCTTCTTCACTAATATTACCAGAGTTTGCAACGATAATTTTATCATTTCCTATGGGCGGGCTCCTGTCGCCTTTTTCTTTCCAGATTTTTTTATCATCATTTACTTTGACATATCCAACGGGAATCAAATTATCTTGCTTTCTGTTGGATGGTGGCAATATTATATCCCAACCCATATCGTCAGCAGGGTTGATCCAATCGGAAATTTCACCATAATCAAATGGTAACTCTCTTTTTTTTGAGCCAAAACCCTTCTTGGTTCCCATTGGATTGTCTAGATAAACCTTTGGGCTAGGATTTTTCTTTAACTGAAAGAATAAATCTTTCATTGTTTTAACAATTATTTTCTTTTTTGCCATTTTATAAAAATAAATAATTTTTTGTTTTCTCATTTATCTAGCTTTATAATGATCGATGTTAATTGAAAATCTTTTGATGATTTAAAATAAATCTTACCTTCTATTAGGAGATATTCAATATCTTTTGGTATTAGTATACTATACTGATAATCCTGAGTAATTCCTGGATCAACAAAAGTATATTCCCACTCAATTGGTATTAGTTCTTCCTGATAAATTTTTTGATCAAAATCTACTTGATATAGAATCTCTTCCCCTCCTATTTTAAGTAGGGAATTTCTTTTTATGCCTCTAATTGTCAATCTAATCTGAGAGGCTTTTAACCTGACCTCTCCAATGTTACTAACTCCCAAGCAAGTTCTTAATAGCCTTTGTCCAGAAAAATCTTTTGCTATAACTTCTCCGGTCAGAGTCATCTTAACCTTGGGGGCAAAAGATCTTTTGAAAAGATAGTTCCATAAAATCCAAAGACCAGGAATGATAGTTATAATAATAGAGAGATATTCTAACATTTTATTTAGATGATATGATCTTTTCCAAGATCAAGTAAAGCCTTCCTGGATGTAGATCTGGAACTTCATAAATTCCAGCTTTTCTAAAACTAATAATACTAGAGTGAGAAAGTGCATGGGCAATCCAAGAGGAGCAATACCATTTACCTCTAGATTTGATAATACATGGTAGTACTTGAGATAACAACATTCCAGGCCAGTCGTATCCATCCCCGGTTGTTTCTGCGATAAAGTCTTTTAAAGACATCATTTGTGAGTCAGTAATATTGAACTCTAAAAAATCCCAATCTTCAGAGTCCCATTCTACCTTTATTCTAGTAATTACCTTTGAATATAAGAATGGAGAAATAGAGGCCCAAAGCTCTCCATTATTTAAAACTATTTCAGCATGAGAGTATTTGCTATTGGTCCACCACCTTATAAAGCGATGATGATAACTTTTTTTACTACCTTTATAAAAAGCTATTTTAATGTTATGATTATTATGCATTTCAATTAATATTTTAATATTAATAAAAGGAATTTAAAATGAATATTAGAACTAAAAAAATTATTTCTTTATATAAAGAAGCAGCAGATTTCAGTAATATTCTAAAAACTAAAACAAGAGAAGTTCAACAGGCTCTAATAGATGCTGGTTATCCATTGCCAAATTTCGGAGCAGATGGTCGCCTGGGCAAAGAAACCTATATGGCTTTATCTAAATTTAAAAAAGAAAATGGCCTTGCTGACACATCAACTCTATCAGAAGAAGAACTCAATATCTTGAAGGGAATAAACAAAAACAAAGTTTCTGTCAGAAAGATGCCAGCACCAGTATCTTCAGAGATTGCAGGGCTAGGCAAAGAGATTGCCTTGCCTAGCCCAAATCCTGATACTAGTTCATATTCAGATACAGCACTACTATTTGGAGATAGTCAAATGCAGGGTGGAATCGGAGAGGTGCTGCATAGCAAGTTTGGCGGGAAGAGACTATCCAAAGCTGGATCATCAGCAAAATATTGGGTATCTAATTCTGAGTTAGAACTAGAGTTAAAAAAGAAACCAAAAAAGATTGTTATCCAGCTAAATGGAAACGGAATTGCCGGAACCTCAGAGTTATTGAAAAAGATAAAGAGGATAACACCAGGATCAGAGATTACCTGGTATGGATCACCTCCAGCAACATTGAGGCAAAACTCAAGTTATGCAGCAGTTAAATCTCCAGAAAAATTAATTTCTTTTAATAAAACTAGAAAATCAAATAATGATACAGTAGCCGGCATGTTGGCAGCATCTGGTATGAATGGTGTTTTTATTGATCCATTCGATGAAATCTTTAGAGTCTCAACAGAGACTGTGGAGCCCTATAGATGTAAGAGTTGTGATGGAGTTCACGTTCCAAAGTCTGTCGCTCAATCATACTATGCTTAAAATTAAAAGATAAAAATATTTTATTTGATAAATAAAAATTTAGGAATACTTATGATTAAAGAGATAATTAGATTGGCCAATAGTCTAGACAGGAAAGGCTTAACAAAAGAAGCAGATTTACTAGATCAGATTCTTTTTAAGATGGCTAAAAAAGAAAATGATTGCCCCAAGGCAACTCAAGATTTAGATTTAAATCTAAAAAATAGACAGAAGGCTATTGATAAATATCTTTATGGACCTATGAATCCAGCCTTAGATAAAGCATCAGGAAAAGAAAATAACGATACCTTTTGGGAAAAAATTGCCAAAGTCTGGTCTGGTAAATCAAAAGTAAAGGTTACCTTAGATCAGGCCAAAACAATGAGATGCTCTAACTGTGCCGCTTTTGATACTTCAGCTAAAATAAAGAACTGCATTGAAAAAGGAATGGATGGTAAAGATAAAGGTAAAGATTCCTGGGATACAATAAAAGCTGGAAAGCTAGGTTATTGCAATTTTCTAGACTTTAAATGTGCAGCACAAAGAACTTGTAAGGCTTGGGTCGTTAAAGAATAAAAAGTTTGCAATAAAAAACCTAATACTAATTAAGGTAATAATATTAGGGGAGAAATATGAAAATACTTTTTTGGTTATTGGCGTTAACCGGATGCTACTCTAGGAGTCAAGCTATAGAGTCAAATGCCATGATAACCAAGAAGGAACTCATTTTGATATGTGATGAAAAAGAAGGTTGCAAAATGATGGGAGGTAGAACCACTGGTACTGCCTCTCGTATTTTTTGGAACGAAGAGTATTACTGGTTAACTGCTGGACATGTTTGCAGTTCTAAATTTGAAGGCTCTATAGTGTTGGAGAGCGAGATTGAAGCTATGGTGGCTGGCTCTGGAGCTATAGAGGGAACAGAGATTGTTAAGATTGACCATGAAAAAGATCTTTGTATCTTAAGAGCCAAGCCTGATAAGTTTAAGGCTATTGCAAAAAAAAATCCAAATCCAGGTGAAATAGTTTCCGCAGTAGCCTATCCGGCAGGTATCTTTAACCCAGGAATTCTACCAATTTATGATGGTAGATGGTCAGGTAGATTGATAGAGAATAACAAATGCTTAGTTACAATTCCAGTATCTAGCGGATCATCCGGGGCTGCGGTAGTCAATGAAAGAGGAGAGGTGGTAGGTGTAGTCTCTTCTGTTTTAAGAGACTTTAATCACCTAACTCTAATTTCTTGTCATCAAGATCTTCTAGAGTTTCTAGAGTCAAAATAATAAATTTAGAATCATAATTTTCTTCTAATTTATTTGATGAATATTCTAGGTTAGACCATTTATTATTTTCTATAGTAACTTCTTCTATAGATAATATGGAGTATAGTAAAAGTAAAAACATGTTATTTATTTTAAAAATTAAAATCTAAAAATAAAAAGAGAGGAGATATTTCCTCTCTTTTTATATAAGAGATTTTTTTTAATTTATTTTTTTAAATAATCAATCCCATTCCTTACGATCATCATCATCATCATCATCATCATCATAATCATCATCACCATCATAATCACTAGGATTCATGTAGAAATCTAACTCATCTGGATGAACTATATCCATATCCATCATATCTCCCATTAGAATCTGAGACTCTTCAAATCTAGCTTGAGCTGGTGATGTATCTTGGATTCTACTCCATCCATCTGGATGAGTAGATCCTCTTGGAACAGGTGGAAGTAGGTATTGAGATCCTCTTGGATAGGATTTTGAATCATCCTTGACAAAGGAAAGCTCTCTTGCTGCCTGGAAGACTTCTTTAATAAGTCGATCGGAGATCTCTTTAAGACTGGAAACCAATTCCATAGCAGGGTCAATAATCTCTCTAATTTCATCCATCTCTGTATAGGCATTTTCTGTAGAGAGATCTTCTAAGGCATTTAAAGCATTGTTTATTCTCTTAGATCCCATTCTAATATATTTTATCATATACTTTATTTGGTCTTTAGCTATCCCGCTAGGAGAAGTAGGAGATAAGAAATGGAAAAGCTCTTCTGGAGCAAACCACCATTCTAATTGTAAGGCTGAAGCTGGAAGAGAACGGTCTTGATTATGTTCCCGTATAGTCTTCAATAAATCTTTGATGCTATCAAAAACATCTTTACGAGTGTTGAGCCCTAAACCGCTATATTGATCTACTAGAGTGCTTCCAATCTTATTTATTTTAGGTATAAAGTTAAAGATATTTTTGTTTTCTTCGAAGTTAAGTGTTTTTTCGACGGCTAAATACCAATTATTTATAGCGGAGTGAAGCTTTCTGCAAGCATCTTCAAATTTTATCTGAGGCTCTGGGAATTCGTAGTTTGCTGGAATAATTGTTTTATTAACTGGATAATCCCA